AGTTTGTGTAGCAGTAGGTATATTACCAGCAGTAAAAGTTATAGAACCTCCGCTAGTATCTCCTGCACCAGCTACTGTATAGTGTGTAGTTAGAGTTTTGGTAGTTTCCGTTCCTGCTGCGGAACGAATAATAACCTGTAAGTCAGAGTCTGCAAAAATCTTGAATGTATAAGCAAATTCTGTTGTGCTTCCATTACCTGAGTATGAATTTTTAACTGTTGTGGATGATACTGTCATAATGTTCCTATATAGTTATTTTACCTTCTAGGCAATAATTCTTTTGGTTGTTCGTTTATATCATATATTCTTTCTCTAAGACCATATTTTTCATTTCTAACTAATTTTGCAGCCTTTGCAACTTCTGGGTATTTTTTTAACATATCTTGTTTTGCCTCTTCTTTATATAGTTGAAATATTTTTTTTATAGCCATTTCTTTACCAGCATCAAAATTTTCATTACCTTCTTGTTTTCTTTTGTATGAAAGTGAATCAAAAGTTATTTCCAGTTGCTCTCTAAAAGTAAGACCTCTTTTGGTTGTTTTACCTATTCTTTCAACCCAATAATTGTGAGCAGATTGATTCTTTATTTTAAAATCAACTAAATTTATTGTTTTTAAATACATTTCATTAGGCTCTGTAATTGATGTCATTTTTAATCTCATGATTTCCAAACCTATTTCATCTTCTTTAACATCTACTTCTCTTCCAACTAATACGGGTCCTTGAAGCAGCTGAGATAATACTCCTTGAGGATTCCAATAAAGAGAACTAGGAGTTTTTTCTACAGGGTTTCCTGTTAAAATATTTATTCTAGGTTCAAGATATTTTGTTTTATTAATAAAAGGTGCTTTTTTTAAAATTTCATCAATAAAACTTCTTGCTTGGAACATTTCGGTATCGGGTTCTAAAATACCTGGAATTCCTTGACTTGTAAATGCAGTATAAGGAATTGTATTAGCTAATTGTTTACCAATGTATTGTGGTAATTTATCAAGATCATCCACTATGTCAAAAGCATCAGAAACTCCACGAAGATATGCCTTATTACCAGCGGATCTCATAGCAGAAATAATTGCTACCCAAGCCATATTTTGTTTTTTTTCATCATTAATATTATCGTGATTTTCAAATATATCTGCCATAATTCCCAAGACATAAAAACGAGGATCATTACGATTATATTGTCTATAAGACACAGTCCCATCTTTATTTTTACTTGCTAAGGAATATGCTTGCCAGCCATTGTTTTGCCATAATTTTTTAAGATTATAATCTTTAGGTCCTGCTCCTGTTACTTTACGATATTTATTGCCTTTACTGTCCGTAACATCTTGCATGGCATAATTATAAGCAGTTATTGTTGTTGCTACTCCAAATAATTGTCTTCCCAAAACATCTGCTTTTCCTTTATCGCCACCATATTTCCACATATCTCTCATGGGTTTGGTCATAGCACCCAATATAGGAATTCGTTGTTCAAAATTTCTCCAAAGCTGAGTAGGAGTTCTAACAAAAGGAGCAAGAAATCTTAAGGCAGGAACTTGTTTTAAAAAATTTTGTACACCTAAACCAATGTTAAGAAACCTTCCATCGTCTAAAAGATTTGTAAAAGTTGCAACCCTTGCGTTTTCCAACGCTCTAGCAGCCATAGGATTATCTACAATATTTGCCTCTCCATTTTTTTTGAAACCATTTTTAAAAATTTTGTCTGTATTAGCAAGTCCTTCTTTTGAGTTTATTTTATAACCAAGTTCCAAAGTATTATTTATTGCTTCCGCATATAATCTTCCACGATAATTCATTTGTTTAAACAATTCATCCGTACCAGCTAGCAATCTAACAGGTAATTCGGCTAGAATACCAGTAGCATCTGTAACCCTACCTGGAATTCCACCAATATCTAAATTAGATCCACTAATAGGTCTTACTGCTTTTCCATTAATAATTTGTAAATTATCTTGAGTTCTAACAAGAGGATCAAGAATAGCATTACCTTGTTTTAATGACAATCCAACAGCTCTTATGGTATCTCTCATAGTAAAAGACATTCCATAATAATGAGAAAAGCCATAGTACATTGTTTTTTTATCTCCTCTTAATATCGCACCCGATGCCATTTCTAATGGTTTTAAAATTAATTCATAAGCATTACCAAGTAAATTAACCATAAAGGTAGGAGTTCCTGATAAAATAGAATTAATATATAAAGAATTAAAAACTTCTATTATTTTAGACAATTTAGATTTGGTTAATTGATTAATAACTTCATCAGGTTTCATGTCTTTTATTTTTTTTGCTATGACTGCAGGATTAGCATTAAAGTCTTTAAATATACTTGCAATTTTATCCATATCAAAAGAAGTGCCAGTTGCAGCTGGAACTTTTATATTTCCTGCTTGAGTAGTACGAGCAGCTCCTCTAACTTGTTTTTTGATCTTAGCAAAAACTTCTTGTATAACCTGTTGTCTTGTTGCTATATCTAATTTTGCTTCCTTAGACCAGTTAGTTTGATTTTCTCCAAAGTCATCTAAATATTTAGTAGATATTTTTTGAAAATCAATAGCTAATTGTTGAAATGTTGATTTGCTTACGAGTAGTCTTACCACTCCCTCTTTATCTGTAGCATCTCCAGAAAAAATAGATTTTAGAATTTGTTTTTGATCTCCATCAGTAAGTTTTGCAAGTTGTAAAGCAGCCTCGTTAGTAAAAACATCATTTTGTAAAAAATCTTTAGTAACGTCATCCAACCCATTAGCAACTATATTATCAATAGTTCTTAATACTGAACCACCTGCTGTAAATGATTTAGTATTTAATATTTTTTGAATCCAAAGTTCGGTATCTTTTTTTGCTGTTTCTTTAGATTTTGCTATAATTTTTAATGCTTCTTTAGGTTTAATAGATTCGTTTCCCTCTAGTGCTAGTTTACTATTAATTCCTTTATCTCCTTCTAATGCAAACTTTCTTACTCTTAAAGTTTTTTTACCTTTTTGAGTGTCATTAAGAATACGACCAATTTCCTTTTGAACTTTTGCTCTTTCTTTTAAATTTCTTGTACCTTTCATTTTTTTAAAACCTTTAATTCCATAAAAAATTGATTCAAATGCTGCTCCACCAATACCTCCAAGTCCAAAACCTTCTAATACGTTTTTTAATCTTCCTTCCATTTCAGTATCGTCTTCATCACTTGCTAAAAATTGGGTTACAGAATTGTTTAAAACAGGTGAATCAAATTCCACCAACATGTCTGACAGCCTACCTTCATTAGGATCAAATACAGTAAGATCAGAAACCCCCCCTGCAATAATAGCTCTTCCTGCTCCTTTTAATTTTGTTCCTACTAGTCCTGCTCCTTTTAAAAATTTAGAAGGACCAAGAAAACCAGTGATAAATCTTGACATTCCTTCAGTCATATTTCCAGCCAAAGTTTTTGGTTTATGAAAAATAGGTAAATTTCTTTTATTAGAATATTCTTTATCTTTCCACTCGGTAGGACCAATAATTCTTGGATTAAAATTTTTAAATGATAACTTCTCACCTTTCTTGCCATATGCCACACCACCCAAAGTAAACATATTTTCATTTATAAAATCAGCAGTGTTTTCTATAGCATTAAATATACCCGCTGGTACGGATGAAACCATATCTTGTACAGTGGTAAAAAAATTAAAATCTTCTTGAGTTGGTTTTGTAACTAAGCCAGGAACAACTGGTTCTATTTTTATAGTTTCGGCGTTCTGCTTACTAAGAAGTTCTAATACTTTTGGAGACAATTCAGATGACATATTATTGCTCTTTATCAGCTATTGAAATTTGAGATTTTAATGTTAACAAATATTCGTTAATAAAAGCGTTCACATCCGCTATTTTGGTTATTTTTGGAGATCCATCTTCATTTTTTCCTTCAGTTTTTTCAATAAAAAAACCATTTATTTTTGCTAAAATTTTATATCTTTTCAATGTAACTTCATTTAATTTATTATCTTTTAATAATTGAGTATCACTTAAAACTCTTTGAAATTCTCCCTCAATATCAAATCTATTTTGATCTAAAATTGAAAGGTTTGCATTAGACAAATTTCTATCCTCATAGATATTACGCAAAGTATAAATTAATGACCGTGAAAACGATTTTTTATTTTCTAAAGATTGATCCGAATTGGATATTAAATAACTTTTGATTTCTTGATTATACTCAGATTCAATTTCCGCCGAAGCAAGCCTATCTTGTAATTCAGGTGAGCCGCTAGGGTCTGCAATATCTTTAACTAAAGAATCTCTTAAATCATTTGAATATTCATAAAACAATTTATTATCCCCCTGTTTTTGCAAAATTCCTTCGTGTTGTATTTTTTCAGTTAAAATTTTTTCTTTTAAAGAATCTATTTTGACAGAAAGTTCTCCTGTACTTACTTTATAACCATTAGATCTTTTAAATTTTTCTAACACTTCTGCTAGCTCTATCGCTCTTTCATAATCTGCATTAACATCCCCTTTAATGGTTAATTCAGATATTTTTCTATTGTAGGCATTAAAAATACCAGCTCCAAAATCTTCATCCTCCATAAACTTAGTTCCGTTGGTTATATTATCTAAGTCTTTTATTTGTTTTTCACCATTAATTGTACCAGCAAATTGGTTCATATCTGCTAATAAAAAATCTTTTTTTGAAGCCTTAAGTTTTTCTTCTAACACATTAGCAGGTAAATCAAATTCTTTAGAAAATTTTTTTATTACAATTTCAGTCTGTGTTCTGTATTTTTCTTTTAAAATTAAATTTGTTGTTGTGGCATATTTTCCTGTTAAAGAGGTTATTTTAGAATTAACATTAGCTATACTTCCTTTTTCCAATGCTTTAAAAGAGTTTGTTCTTAAATTATAAATATTTTCAGTATTGTTTAAGTTAATTCCAGATTGAACAAGTTGTTTAATTCTTTTATTGTTAATTGTAGATAACTTTTGTTGAAGTATAGGATCTAATCTTTGTTTATAATTATTAACAGAATCCTCTTCAACAATATTATCAATCTGAGACTGAACAATTTTATCCGATTCAAATTCCAAATCCTTAAGTATATTATCGGCTACCAGTTCTTCTTCGGCATTTCTTTTTTTAATATAATAATCTTCAGCAGTGCCAGCTATAGAGGACAATGCGGAAGCTACAGTTTTTGTTGGATCAATTTTAATATCAGATTGTACAGAACCTACTTCTGCAGTTGGTCTAGCTTTGGATGTAAAAGTTGGAATTTTTGGCATATTAAATCCTAATCAAAATATTGTCCGTTAATAGGTCGTTGCATACTATCTCCAAAACCAGGAGAGCTTCCACCACCACCGCCAAAGCCACTAGACATACTCATTAAACTTTGACCTGCTTTAGCATAATATCCTAGTTCAGCTTGTCTTGCTTCGTTTCTAGCCACTTGTCCTTGCATCCTTGAAAAATTAGCCTCTTCCATTTTTTGAGATTGTGCTACTTGAGAGTTATAGGTGGTGATATTTTTTTGAATTTCTGCTTGTTGCATATTAGAATTTAAAATTCTTAAACCTGAGCCTGATAACTCTGCTCCTGAAAATAAAACATTTGTCTTTGTTTTACCTTGCAGTTGTGAAAACTGTTGGTCAAATTGAGCAAGATCAAATTCATTTTGTTTTTCTAATTGTGCAGACTCTTGTTCAGAAACAGTAGCATTTCTTTCTTGAACAGCTTGATTATATTTTCCTGCAGCACTAGCTTGTTTGGCAGCAGCGATGTCAAATACAAAACTCATTAAAATAACCTCGCATATCTATAATGGTCTGAACCATCAAATCCGTATTTTTTCATTAATCCTTCTTCTTTTAATCCTAACCATTTAGCAAATTTTAAACCTGTAGTAAACTCTGCTCTTACTGCAGTCTGTACTCTGTGAATATTGTTTTCTTTTGCCAATCGTGCAAAGTTCTTCTTAATAGCTCTAGCAATAACTAATGGATGATCCCAAACTTTACTACTTGCTAACACCCA